TAACAACCAAGAGAAGATGGCTGACATCACTGAGAGGCAACGTGTAGAGGCAGAGCGTATGCGAGCAGAAGCTCAACGCCGAGCCATGAGGTATATGTCTGACTCTGAGATAGCGAGAATGCAAAATGGCTGAACGCAGACCAAGCGCAGGATCATCAGCTCTTAACGCCATAGCGCAGTTCAATGCTGGCGTTGTTGACTCTACGCTTGGCTTGTTAGACCTTGGCGCTCAAGGCATAGCTGGCATCTCCAACATGATTACAGGACGCAATGACCGTCCTGTCATGCTATCTCAGCGAGCTAAATCTGCGCTTAACGTAGAGTCCGATCCAAGCTCTCCTAGCTACATAACTGGCTCAATAGCGCCTGCTGTTGCAACTGGCGTAGGCACGATGGCTAGGCAAGGCACAACATCTATCCGTAATTTCCTTGGTAACACCTCAACTGAGCTAAGCGGTTACTTTGGCGGTGAAGCTGGCGCTCAAATAGGACGCGAGTATGGCGGTGATTACGGAGAAATGACAGGCAGTTTAGTAGGAGGCATGGCTGCTCCTAACACTACTAGATCTGACATATTTGCTGGGCCATCCTCAAAGACTGCTGACCAAGAGGCTTTGTTTAAAGCAAATCAAATGGAGCGGCAAGGCGCTTCTCCTGAAGAGATTAAGCAAGCCACAGGATTCCAAAAGAATCTTGATGGTGAGTATATGTATCATATTCCTGACAACAAATCGGCATTGAACTTCGAGCTAATGAAGACTGATATGCAGGATTTAATGGAAAGCGATAGAAAACTTGCTGAGTCAATGCGCACAGAGTTGGGAGCGCCAAGGATTAGATCAACTTTTCAAAGACCGCTTGGAGAGATTCTGGATCATCCAGAGTTATATAATGCGTATCCTGAACTCTATCAATTGCAAGTTGGTTATAGAGTCGCGCCAGAAAGTAACAATTTAGGAACTTTTGATCCAAGAAGTAGAGAAATTACATTAGATTTTGATACCTTAGACGAAAGAGAGCCTCGAATCGGCGCAAAAGTAGATTTTGATAGTCCGAGTAGACCTACGCCGATTATTCCTCCTAGTCGTCAAGCTCACAGCACATTGCTTCACGAAATTAATCACGCAGTTTCAAACATAGAAGGTCGAAGCACTGGAGGTTCTCCAGAAACAGCCTTAGACCAGATGTTAGCTGCGCAACGAGTAGAACAGGAGCCATTCAAGATTGATTACGATAATTATAGGCAGTCTGACCAATCAATCAGAGATATAAATCGTGATCTAAGTATCAGGAATTTAGAAGATATTGGAAACAGAGGAAGCATTGATGAGTTAGTAGGTCATCATTTATTTAAGCAGCGTGAAGGAAGAATTATTAGCGAGTTAGGAAGTCCTTTTGTTGCTGAAGATATGTCTGAATGGGCGCGTCTGGCAGCAGAAAGAGTAAAAGAGCTTGAAGTGCAAAACATGGATCCATTGGCTCAGAGAAGATATGTAAACAGATTAAATTTAACTGAAGATCAATTATTGACAGCAAGAGAAATAGCATCTGATCAAAAGCAAGTAAGCGCAGAAAATTATAAAAAATACAAAGATGTGGCAAGCAAGTACAGCGGAATTAATCAGCGAGCTAGAGGTGCTTATAATAAATACTTGCTAATTAATGATGAATTTTTATCCAGAGCTACTCAAAACCTAATGGACGATCCAAGATCTACCTACGACATTCCTTTATATCGAGATGTGCCAGATGAAAGAATGGGAGATTTGTCTACAGATGATTTGTTTAACTCTCCTAACCCATATGTTTCAAGAGAATCTTTAGATATCAACGACTTAGATTACAAATAGAAAAGTATTGCTTTTAACTAAATTGTGGTATATTGCAAGCCAGTGAACGTCACACTTTCTTGACGGCGCGGAACGTCACCGTTTATTTGACGGCATTACAGTAGGTATAAGATGCAACCAGACGATATGGTCGATGAGACTCAAGATGTAGAGTTTGAAGACATAGAGGATGTAGATCAGGAAACTGATTCCGATTCATCAACGGATACTGACGAAGGTCAGGAAAAATCTACTAGACCTGTTTTTAACGAAGAACAGCAGAAAGCTTTTGATAAGGCTATGGCTGAGAAAACTTGGAAGGCGCGAGAAGCAGAGCGTCAGGCCGAGCAATATCGTCAGCGTCTTGCAGAGATTGAAGCTAAACTTCCTAAAGAACAGCCGCCCGAAGTGCCGAAGGTGCCTGACTTCTATGCTCTGTCTGACAGAGAGATACAAGAGCAGCTCCGACAGCGTGATGAGGCGATTGCCAAGCGAGCAGCGTTTGATGCTAGGCAGCAGGCTATGCAAAGCCAGCAGCTTGAATTACAGCGTCAACAGCAAGCGGAAGCAATTAAGCAGCAAAATGAGAAGATCGCAACATACGCAGAGCGTTCAAAGAAGCTAGGCGTTAAGAGTGAAGACCTGCAAAGCGCAGCGAACAAGATAGGCCAGTTTGGTATTGATCCAATGCTGTCCAGCCATCTGATTGATTTAGAAGATGGAAGTCTTGGCACGTTGTACTTAGGGAATAATCTCTTAGAGCTAGATAGGTTGGCAAATATGTCTCCTAATCAAGCGTTGTTGTATTTAGATCAGACCATTATGCCAAAGGCTAGAAAACTTAAACCTAATGTAAATGCCGCTCCTGATCCATTAGATACGCCAAGAGGCGCTGGGGTAAGTCCCAAGTCTGGTGGCCCTAAAGGAGCAACTTTCGAATGAATGAGGTGATCCGATCATGGCTAACAATCTTAATAGCAACGTCACACGGAAAGTCGCTCGTGTCTTCTTAGACGCTTTTGAGGCTTCTCGTGTAGTAACAAAAACTGTCAACACTCAACTGTTGTCAGGCAAATTCAATCCTTCTAGCGGTTCAAATGTAGACTTCAAGCGTCCGCATGACTACAACACAATCCGCACTTCTGGCGGTGATATCAGCGCTTCTACTAAGTCAGACATCATTGCTGGTAAAGCAACTGGTACGGTTCAAAACTATTTCACAGCCGCAACTGAATGGGGCAACGTGGAAGAGGCTCTTGAGCTAGACCAACTCGATCAAATCCTTGAGCCTATGGCTCGTCGCATCGTAACTGACCTTGAGTTAGACCTCGGCGCGTTCATGCGTAAAAACGCAGCGTTGAGCTACGGTGATCGTGGTACTGTTGTTGATGCATGGTCAGACGTTGCAGGCGCTGGCGCATTGATGGACTCTGTTGGTGTCCCAATGTCTGACGAGAAGTATTATTTGATGAACCCATTCACCACTACTGCGCTGTCTTCAGCTCAGAATGGTCTGAATGCGGCTGACGGCCTTGTTCGTACAGCATGGGAAAAAGCGCAAATCAGCCAGAACTTTGGTGGCATGATGGCTCTGACTTCTAACGCTCTCAGCAGCTACACTTCTGGCTCAACTACTGATCGTGCAGGCACTCTGAACGGTGCGCCTAACGCGACTTACGTTGCGGCTAAGGACACCATGCAGCAGACTCTCGTTCTGGCTGGTCTGGGTACTGGTACTATCAAAGCTGGCGATCAGGTAACTATTGCAGGCGTTAATCGTCTGAACGTAGCTACTCGTGAAGCTATCCTTGACAGCGCTGGCGCACAAGTTCCGTGGACAGGTACTGTACTTGAGGACGTAACAATTGTAGGTAATGCTGCAACGATTACTGTCTCTGGCGCTGCCATCTACGAGGCTAACGGTCAGTATAACAACGTGGATGCAGCTCCTGCTGACGGCGCAGTTGTAACTATCCTTGGTGCTGCTTCAACTCTGTATCAGCCTAACCTGTTCTACACTAAGCAGGCATTTGGTCTTGGTGCTGTTAAGCTACCTAAGCTGTACTCTACAGACACAATTGCAACTACCAGCGATGGTATGAGCATCCGTGTGTCTAAGTACGCAGACGGTGATGCCAACACGCAGAAGATTCGTTTCGATTTGCTTCCTGCGTACGCTTGCTTCAATCCCATGTTTGCTGGGATGGGATTTGGAAAGTAACCTTGTAGAGATTCTAGGAGCTTCGGCTCCTAGCTTTTTATTATGGCTACTCCAAGCAAAGGTAAAGCGAAAGTAAAGGTCACTGCCACTGGCAAGAAGGTCTCCTATGGGCAGGCTGGAAAGGCCAGTGACGGTGGTTCTCGTGTACGAGCAGGCACTAAAAAAGGAGCTACATACGAATAATGGCTACTGTCGCTCAAGTTGCAAAGTCCTCACTACAGAGGATATTGGTACAAGCTAGTGAGGCTCCGCTAGAGCCTGACGAGTACCAAGACTTTATATTTTCTATGAATAATTACATGGCTGAGCTAGATGCCCAAGGCATTCAGCTTGGTTATACAGTTGTGTCTGATCTTGGTGATACTGTTACTATCCCAACAGGCGCACTGCGCGGACTGATCGCTAACATGGCGATTGAAGTCGCGCCAGATTACAACGGAGTTGTCTCAGCAGGCTTAGCAAAAGCAGCTCGTGATGGTTTCAACACAATGCGTATGCTTGGTCAAAGCATGGGCAAATCTAAGTATCCTTGTACGCTTCCTATAGGCTCTGGTAACGAAGATAACGACTTTGGATTGAATGGTCATTTTTATCCAGACCAAGAGGCATCAATACTTGCAGAAACCACTGGCGCTATAGCCTTGGAGGTAAATACCAATGGTTAAAAGAGCGGATGGACGCAAGAAGTCGGATTTTGTAGCACAGGATACAGTGCTTGCAAATTCTTTCATGGACTACTTTGTTAATAACACTAACTATCGAATCTCCTACTCTAATCTTGTAGCTGGCCTTGGCGTAACTGGCTCTATCGTTACTACTGGATCTGGCGTTGCTACTCCTGTTTTAGAGATTGACGGCACAGTTAATAAGATTAGGAACATCGCTAACGGTTCAGGAATAATCATTGCGGTTGATGCACAAAATAACGTAGAGGTTGGTCATAACTTTACTGTAGACAGTGGAGGTCAGCCAATCATGCAGAATTCTACTGCGGCTAGTCCTACCTTTGTTAGTATTTCTGCTGGTAATGGCATCAATGTCACAACCACTGGTGCGCAGATAGAAATATCCTCCGCTGAGTTGGCTAGTTACGCCACTGTAACCATGCAAGGAAACTCTGACGAGACTGTTATTGCTGTTGCAGGAACACCTGTAAAAGTAGCTGGCACTTTTGTTGTTGGAGATGTCTCTGGTTTCACTGTTGACACAACTGGCAAAATTACAGAAGTAGAGTCAGGTATAACGCGCCACGTTATCAATGCAATCGTATCTCTTACTGCCGCTAGTGGCACAAATCACCAATGCTCTATATACATTGCTCTTAACGGTTCTGTCATAGCAACAACTCGTATGACAAACACAATTACCGCTGGACTATCTCGTTCAATGGCTACGTTTGCTAACATAGAATTATCTGTTAATGATTACATTGAGATTTACGTTGCAAACGACTCTACTACAGACAACTTAATCGTATCTCGCGCAGTGCTAGGTGTACTTTAATGGCAAAAATCGTTCTGCCGATAGCGAATGGATTTTACGAAAGCGATAGCTTGCCTATCTCTGCTCAAGAGTGTGTAAACTTCTATCCGAATATTGCCCAAGCTCCTGCGTTGAATCAGGAAACGCTATATGGCACGGCTGGACTAGAGGAAGTAGCAAACGCTAACAGCCTTACTGGTAATAGAGGCGCACACGAGATGAATGGTGTGCCTTACTTCGTTATTGAAAACAGACTGTACAGCATGGCTGCTGATTTCACGCTGACCTTTATTGGTGAGATAGCTGGCAATACAAGAGTTTCAATGGCTGACAACGGCACACAACTTCTTATTTTAGTTCCTAGTGGAAACGGATACATATACAACCACGTTACGGACACATTCGCGCAAATCACAGATACAGACTTTACTGCGAACGGAAATCCTCAATTAGTTGTTTATATTGACGGATATTTCTGTCTTACAACTGACAGTAAGAAGTTTATTGTTAGCGCGTTAAATGACGGACTTAGCTATAACGCCTTGGATTTTGGTACTGCTGAGTCTGATCCTGATGACATTGTTGCTCCTATTGTTTTCAAGAATCAGCTATTTATAGGAGGTTCGCAGACGATAGAAGCATTTCAGAACATTGGCGGCGCTGACTTTCCTTTTCAAAGAACTGGCTTGTTTTTATCTAAAGGTATTGCTAGTCCGTTTAGTATTCAGTCTTTGCAAGGCACGTTTGTATTTATCGGATCTGGTCAGAACGAATCTCCAGCAATCTGGGCTTTTGAAGGTAATGATGCAGTCAAGATATCTACAACTGCAATAGACAAAGAGCTAAGCAATCTTACGCAAGACCAAGTGGCCTCTATTTACTCATGGGGATATGCTGAGAAAGGCGCTTACTTTGTTGGGTTTGCACTGCCTAGCAGCACATTAGTTTACGATATCATTACAAAGCGCTGGCATGAAAGGAAGTCTGTTATTGAAGGTGATCTTGGAGGCTACCGTGTTACTGCTTTGGTAAGAGCCTATAACAAGATATGGGCAGGAGATTTAGTAGACGGCAGGATAGGAAACTTAGATCCTGACTTCTACACAGAGTACGGCACAGAGATTAGGCGTTCTATAGTGACTCAGCCTTTCCAGAACAACATGGAATCGTTTGTAGTTCCTGAGATAGAACTTACTGTTGAAAGCGGTGTTGGTAATGCCGCTGCTCCTGATCCTCAAATTGGCATGGCTCGTAGTCGGAACGCTAAGACTTGGAGTGACACTCGCTTCCGTAGCATTGGCAAGGTTGGTGAGTATAACCATAGACCTATTTGGCGAAGAAACGGCAGAGCGGCTAGATTTGAGTTATTCAGGTTTACAATGAGCGATCCTGTAAAGCCTGTGATTATACAAATGACTGCTGACATAGAAGGTGTTCAGTGAGCTATAAATTAAATGTTGCGCAACCGATAATAGAACCTAATGGAACTATGAGTCAGGCGTTTAGACAGTTTACGCAAGAGGCTACCTTAAGCATTCCGATAGTTGGAGTCGGAAGTCCTGAAGGTGTTATAGAGGCTGTACAGTATAGTCTTTACTTAGACAGCGCAGGCTCTGCTGGAGCTATACAATACAGAAAGATGCTTCCTAGTATTGGTGGCGACAGAAAACAAGGCTGGATTCTTGTTTGATTACCAGAACAGTAGACGCTGACTTTATAAGATCATTCGTTACCGGATCTGATGTGTTTGATGAGATTAGCGAGGATGACTTCTCACGAGATGAGTGGTATCCAGATATGCACTCAGGCTGGTTTCTTCATACGGAAGATGATGAGGTTTGTGGACTCTGGATGGCTGAGATGCGCAACGGCATCACCATAGAAATTCATCCAATGATCTTAAAAGAGTTCAGAGGAAAGAAAGCGTACAAAGGCGCTAAAGAATTTTTTACTTGGATAACAAAGAACACCAAGTATGAAAAGGTAAACGCAGAGATCGCCACTTGCTTTCCTAATGCCAAGATGTTTGCGGTACAATGCGGCATGAAGCTAGAAGGCACAATCAGGCGGTCTTTTAAAAAGAACGGCGAGATACATGACCAATGGTTACTAGGCATCACTAGAGAAGAACTAGAGGCGAGATATGAGTAAGTTAGTCAAATCACTATTCGGCGGCGAGTCTGATGAAGGCATTGAACGCCAAGAGAAAAGCAATCAACTTTTACGAGACTTTCTTGCTCGTCAAGAGGCTATGGCTAGAGCTGATATCCGAAAAGCTATGCCAAGCCAATATGGTGCTTTTACAGCAGGTCAGCAAGCTGGCTTAGATGTTTACGGTCAATCTATGCCTCAACAAGCTAATGCCTTTGTTGGCGGCAACGTGGCAGCTCAAGGAACATTGTTAACTGGGATGCCTATGTATGAGCAGGCAATAAGAGGTAGTGATGTTAATTACGCAGCTTTAAAGCCATATCAAGGCAGTTACGATATGGCTTTTACTCAGCAGAAGTTGCCTGATGCGGTAGCTAATCCTGCGTATTTAGCTGAAGCAACGACAATAGATCCAGTAATGCAGCACTTAACTCCAGAGTACCGTAACCAACAGGCACAAATGATGCAAATGGGTAATGGAACTACAATGAATCCAACGGCTAACTCATTGGCTGGCATGGGTATAGACGAAGCTGTTTTAGCTGAACTGCAAGCAATGGGGCGATTATAATGGCTAGACAAGATAGAGAAGAAGATTACACAGAAGGTCTTGGCGGCATAAGTATACCTAGCGCTGAAGAAATGGTCGTTCAGTTTGTTCAAGCTAACCCAAATGCTGATCACAACCAAATAGCCACATTGATCCAACAAACTGGCGCTGACCTTGACTCGGTTGCTGATACTTTAGGAGTGCCAAGGAGTGTCGCTAACGAAGCTTTTGCCGTAGCACTTGGCAGACAGACTGAACCTCTGCCTCCTGCTCAAAGATCAGCTAATCAAGCCGTCGCTGAAGAGCTGTCAGGTTTAGATAAGGTAGCTGATTTTATCGCTTCAGGCGAAGCAAAAACCGATCAAGAAATTTACCGTGAAATGGTAAAAAATGATGTTCCACTTGAGCAAATAGCAGCTCGCATCAATTATCCAATAGATGAAGCTACTGTTCGATTTACTCGCGCTCAAGAACTGGCGCAAATCGAAGACATTGTTGCTGGAGGCTTAGAGAAAGCAAAAAAAGATTTTCCTAACGGTATTCCAGATAATTTGTTAAAGCGCTACGCCATGGAGACTAATCAGTCTATAGAACAGATAGCCACTAACATGGATAACTTTGGTGTCTCTGTTGATGATATGGCTCGCGCTACTGGCATTCCTTTAGCTGAGGTTCAGGCTGCTTACAATAGAGCAAAAGGCGGCGCTATAACTGGCGGCACAGGAAACATAGTTGCAGGAAGCGAAGTGGCTGGTGGAACTGGAGCAGGAGTTAGCTCTGGAACAGGCTCTGTGGCCTCCTCAACGGCTGTAGGAGGACGCGCAGGAGCAGGCGGTCAAACTGGCTTAGCTGGAGCGGAAAGAGCGCTGGCAGGCGGTGTTACGGCTGCTGCACAAGCTATTGAGTCAGGAGCAGGACAAGCTAGAGCAGATCTTCTTGGCGGCACTCAGATTGCTCGTCAGGACTTAACTCAAGGCGCTCAAGAAGCTGGAGGTTTAATTCAGTCAGGTACTGGATTGGGACTAGAGGCTCTTGGCACAGGTCTTGGTGCTGCAAGGCGAGACATTTTGGGAGGCGCACAGGCTGGACTTGGCGCGTTGTACCAAGGTCTTGGCGGTGCTAGGACTGATCTTCAGGCCGCTCAACAAGCAGCTAATCAACAATACGGAGCAGGTATTGGAGACATCACAGCGGCTCGTGATCTTGCGTCTCAGCAAGTTGGTCAAGCCTTTGGTCAAGCTGGTCAGATGTTTGATCCGTATCGTCAGGCAGGCACTGCGGCGCTACAGCAACAAGCTGCATTGTCAGGCGCGTTAGGTCAAGAGGCATTTAATCAAGCTTTCCAAAACAGTCCGCAACAGCAATTCTTGCGCGAGCAAGGTGAAAGAGCGGCATTACGCACAGCGGCTGCTAGAGGCGGCGTAGGTGGCGGCAACGTCATGAAAGAACTGTCAAGGTTCAACACTGGCTTAGCTTCTCAAGACTTACAGAACCAGATAGCCAACCTTCAGCAACTAGGATCGCAAGGTCTTGGCGCTAGTGGTAGTGCTGCTCAGTTTGCCGCTCAAGGCGGCGCTGCTCAAGCAGACTTACAGACTCAGGCTGCTCAGCAACTAGCTGCACTGCGTGGTCAAATAG